CTTTACCGCTCCACAAAGTGTTCCCTACCTGGGAAGGTGGGGTAACTTGGGTAGGTCTCCAGAAAGTTATTACTCCTGGACGACCTGCTGTGTTAGAGTTCCTAAGGGAACAATATAGGGTTCTTAACCCTATCTGGTTAGCCAAATCGGCTTCCGGAACACACCGAGATGGAATTCAGGTATCTTCTCATCCTTTCTTAATGATAAGAACTGTACGATCTATCATGGATTCGAGTGTTTATAATGATTTTAAAGCGTTTTTCGTACTCTTTCCGGTGAACCATCTCTTTGTTACTAGTTTTGAAGCTGCTGAGAAAGTAGCTCATTACTGTAAACCGCTCTTTACCTTAGGTAAAATCGGTGTCAAAGAGGAGGCCGCAGGAAAAGTCAGACTTTTCGCAATGGTGCCTTCATGGTTTCAAATATTGTTGGAGCCCATACATAGTATGATCTTCAAAATATTGCGGTTCATCCACCAGGATGGAACGTTTAACCAGATGGGCCCATTACGGGACCATACAAAGTATTCTTCAGCTTTTAGTTTAGATCTGACAGCTGCCACCGATAGGTTGCCTTTGTCGATCCAAGTAGCAATACTTGGAGAGTTAATAGGTCCAGACCTTGCGAAAGCATGGGGTAGACTATTAACAGAAATAGACTATTTGTTGTCTAATACTTTTTATGGCGTCCGGGAGGTACTTAAGTACTCTGTCGGACAACCTATGGGAGCCTTGAGTTCCTGGGCGATGCTAGCTCTTACGCACCACTTTTTAGTACAAGTGGCTGCTTGGCTAAGCGGAGTTACACCTGTTGGTGTTTGGTTCAAAGATTACGCAATTCTTGGCGATGATCTTGTTATCTTTAACAGGGTTGTCGCAGATAAGTATAGATGGATTATCAGCCAAATTGGTATGGAGATTGGTTTGCATAAATCAGTACTATCGCGAAAACGATCAGTGCTGGAGTTTGCTAAACGAATCTTTATGGACGGACACGATGTGTCTGCCATTCCATTGAAAGAATTCTTCGCATCCTTAAGTGGATACGGGGACCTAATCCAATTTGCCAGAAAGTATAATCTGGGAACATTGGATCTTGCAAGAATGCTCGGATTTAAGTACCGAGCGTTATCTAAAGTTAACCATGGCTTTACGGCTATGCCGGCCGCTATTAAAAGAATAGCGGTAGCCATGGCACTGCCAACAACCGCAGATGAAGTTCTGCCTTACCTAGAGTTAGGTAAACCTAAGGTAAGTCCTTGGCCAGTTTCATTAGATAAATTCTTCAGCGAATTCACGCAGACCGAATTCAGAAATTTACTGAATACTATATCTAAACGATATAATGCAGTGTTAGGTGACCCAAATTTATTGGTTAACCTACTGCCAGATCTGAAGAATGACCCACTTCTTCACTCAATTATTTCACAGAAATACTGTGTTCCAGTATATCCTTTCGATATGCTGAATTGGGTTGAGCGAGAGTCACATCCCGCTCCTATAGGGGGAGGTGCGGCCGAACCATGGGTAATCCCAGGTCCCGCTGAAGCTAAGGAATATGGTTTAGGCTTTACGTTTACAGTTCAGCCTGGAAACCCTGTTTTCCAACCGAAAGATGTGAGAGGGTTTAGACCTCACTCTCCTGATAACTTGCGAGCTATTAGCAAAGCAATGTTAACAGATGGGATGGTAAGGGAGTTCCGAGTAGCGTTATCGTTCCTCGTGGATTTCCAAATTATTCCTAAAAGACTTGCAGTTCTGGAAGCCAACAGAGCTGTGCAATCATTAATCGCGCAGAGATGGTTGCTTCCGGAGGATATTGCTCAAGTGTTTGTTAGTTTCCTAGAAGTATCTAGGGAAGCAGCACTTGTCCGGTCAACACCGGTATCCTTCATCCGAGAGGAAAGTCCTGAGAGATCTAAAGATCCGGTATCTCTACGAATGTGGAGAAGATGGAGTAAGTTAATTCAAGGAACAGTGTTCCGAAGAACGTTAGGTAAAGGATAGTATCCAACCCTGCATTCCTAGAACTATCTTTAGATAGTTTATCCCCAGCAGAAGGGAATCAGGCGAAATTGATAACTTCGTCGGACGGTATGTAGACCAAATATTCACGCGTAATATCGTGAATAAGGAGCGATGCTATTTGTAAACTGCGTTTTCCGCGACTCGCTAAGTACAAGGAAAGACCCTTCAGGGTACGGACCCACACATTTAATTATATGCAGATCCTTTTAGACTTAATAGCTTTAGTCTGCAGCTCAACGTACCGGAACAGAACTTGTCGGGCAGATTTCGTATAGAGGCTATAAGCGGTATCTGAAATAGTGATACACGCGGCTAACCTGCGATTTCGAATCCTGACAACAAATTTTGATCGCGGATCTTACCGT